TTGAGAGCCTTTCGGCTCCTCATGGTGTCGAGCTAGTTGATGGGTATCGGACTAAGTTCGGCAGACGGATACTTACGCAGCGTTCATCTTGGTCCGGTAAGATGCCGGGGGATCCCAGTGCTGAGTTCCGATGTTACGGGGGACGGGAAGAACAGTCGGTGAATCTTGAAAGGATACGCCTCACGGCGTGGCCAACTCAAGCTCTCCCGACGTTCAAAAACCCGTTCTCCGAGACACACGTACTCAATGCTCTGGCCCTCCTGCGTCAAAGTTTCGGACGTAGATGAGAGAACCACTGCAAAACAACTTTACGAGGTACTCCTCATGAGCGCTATAGCGCCCATTAAATTGTCGTCCCTCATTGGCTTGGTGGATAAAACCACTTCGGCCACTGTGGGTGTCGACAAGACGTTTGACCCTGAGGGATTTGTCCTTCCAGGCGTTGCACGTTGGGTTGACCGAGCAATTGACGCCACCTATAATCCTTTAGGTGTCGCCATCGGTTACCCCGCTTTCACAATGTCGGTCAGGAAGCCTTCCAAGGTTTCCAGGATTTACCGTGTGACTGCGAAGCTCTTCCTCCCGACGCTCGAACAGACCAGCCCGAGCACGGCAACCGGCATTCAGCCGGCGCCGACTTTGGCTTACGCCTGTCAGTGCGTTATGGAGTTCATGTTGCCGGAGCGGTCAACCGCGGCTGAACGGGCTCGCCTGTTCAGTTACGTGCGATCGCTCTTCGCAACGACGATCAACGCGAGTGACGACGTGCCGACCGATCTTACTGGGTCGCCACTAGTTCTCGCGGTGAACAGCTTCGAGCAACCGTATTAAATCGGTTTAGGGATTTTCCCTATCGCTCGAGTTTTATCAACCTAAGGAGTTTTCGCATGACAAGAGCCATTCCTAGCCTCCCGACGTTGAAAGAGTTATTCGGTGCGCAGAATTTTCATCTGCCTCCGTTTATACTCGATCGCGTCAACGGGCACGATTTGCGCCGCTGGTATGTGGAACTCACGGACCGCGAGTTGTGGGAGTTGCGCAATACTCTGAAACGTTAGAGTACGCGCGTCCATTTCTCTCGGTGCCACTTTCTTGTGGCTTAGTTGATGCTGTTCGTCAATGAACTCGGAGGTTCCATGTCTTATGCTGAGCATGGTTCTAGCCTTCTTTCGAAGGCCAGAGCTTTCCGTGTTTCGCCGGAGGTTTCCTCCGGCTTGATCTCAACTTTCTTCGAAGCCTTGGATTGTCCTCGTTCGCTGGCGGCTGACATTCTCTTCAGAAATGGAGAGCATGAGCAGCTTGCCAGTTTAGAGTGCAATCCCCTCGACTACCTAACGGTTGCCGAGTTTAGGAGTGCTTACTACGCCACCAAGTTTCTGTCAAAGTTCAAGGACTTAGTTCTTGGATACGATTTAGACCAAGTGGCAATGCAGAAGTTCGATTCCTTTGAGCTTCTGTGTAAGCAAACGAATGCTCGATTTCGGGCCCTGGAACGCGACTCTAAATTTACGGGTCGCGTCGTTGGACTGCATATTGCTGTCCAGCGAAAAATCTCCAGAATCCTAGGCGAGTTTTCCTTCGAAGAGTTCGTTGAGATGGCTGACTGGGGTCCTGGCGCAACTACGCTATTAACTTCGCGTAATGCCAGCGCTACCAATAAGTTCCAGTGCGAAACTGGGATAACGCGTGACTTGTACGCCTTGCT